ATGACGGGTCTTTCGTAAGTCTTGGTACTTTTTCTTCTAGTTTGTGTAGTTCGGTCAATTTGGCTTCTCTCTCTTGGATCATTGGTGTCATTCTGGCAACCAAGTCCTGCTCTGATGGCATCTGGTTGGCTGGGAGGTTGGCGAGAAGCACTTTGGCCATTTCTACAAACATTTGTTTAGCATCGGTGACTTTGTCCCATGCTACTTTCTCCATCATTGCGTTTAAGTTTTCATCGGACAATACTTCGTTTTGTTTCTCTTTTTTATCTACTTCTTCATTGATTCTTTTGGCTTCGTTTTGCTCCTGTCTTACTCTAGTGAATTCTGCTTGACGTACTTCGTATGCCTGTTCGAGCTTTTCTACGCTGTCAAATTTGCTAGGGTCGCCTCCGAGTTGTACGAATGCGTTTTTGAGTTCTTGTTCGGTTGAATACTTTCCGGCCAGTAGGACGGGTTCCGCCGGTTTGGCCGGTTCTATTGGCTTCTCTGGTTGTTTATTGGGGTCTTCTGGCTCGTTTGGATCGGGTGTAGCTGGGTCGGTAGGGGTTGATGGCGTGTTATTATCGGGGGCTGGTTCGCCTCCATCATCTTCTGCATCCTCTGGGATTTCGAAACTTGACTCGTCTACGTTTGTTAATCCGGTCGCTGGGTCGTAGGTTTCTGCTGGTGTACTTTTATTTGGTTCCATATTAGGTATCCTTTCTTTAGGGCTAATAACTTAAATAATGCTAACTCTTCTTTTCGTCATTGTCAAACCCTTTCGGAGTTTTGTTCCTAGCGACTCCGTCTAGGTAGATTACTCCGTCCTTTACTTCGTATCTTGTAAGCATGTGATTCTCAAGGATGCCTCCGTGGGACACCGGACAGGAAATACACTTGACCGATCCACTTCGATAATCTTCAATGACGTAGTAGTGCGCACCTTTGTTCAGTTTGTACCTCTTGACCTTGTGTGTGGTCACCTCTCCGTTCCACAATCCTTTCTTCTTTCTTTCTGCGAGAACATCCCACGCATTGGGCATCTCCGGCTTTTGATCTTCCCTTATTTCCTCCTCCGGTTCACTCTTTGTCTTTAGTTTGTTTTGCGGCCTGAAGTTTGGCATTTTCCTGTTCTCCTTTCTGGATTGTTGTGTTGACGAATGCCATGAGCTTTTTGAATGCTCGCATCTCCGCCGACACAAATAGGAACTTAATAAACGTATTAAATATACTGAATAGTCCAAGGGTGCTGACGTTTCGGACTTCTCCGTGGAGGTACTCACTTCCTCCTTTGTCCATTGTCTCGATCCACTCTACAACTTTTCTCCACGCACGACTTTTAGTCATGTTCTTAAAGTCCTCTCCGGTTGAGATTATCTGGAGAATCTGATCCGGTGTTGGTTTATTGGATCGTATTAGTCGCTGGTAGAACTGGCGCGTTGGGTTGTTCATTTGGTACTGCTGTTGTTAATTCTGGTTGTACTGGCGTTACGCCTGGGACTTCGGGCATCAATGGACTTGCCGGTGCGACTGGTTGAGGTTGTTCGTGTTGGACGATCTCCTCTGTCTCCTGTACTCCGATACTGCCGAGTACCTTTTTGGCAATCAGGTCTTTGGACTTCATCGTCAGGTTTTCAAATGGAGCGGCGTTCTTGCTTACCAGTCCTGTCACCGTATCCCATTTCTGAATCTCTTTCTGGGTGCTAGCGGCTTCGGTGCTTCCGGACTCTACCATAAACATGACGTTGCCTTTAAGTCTTCGTAATTGCTCTGCATAAATAGTCATTTTACCCTTGTCGGTCGGGACTGTTTGGTCGGCATCGTAGAATCTAATGTTGCGATTGACATACATGGTTCCCATCGCATTCAATCCGAGGTTCTCAAATAGTTGAAGTTTGTACTGGAATCTAGCATTGGCGGCTTGCTGGAGGGCATCTACTCCTCCGGCGGTTGGGTTCATTCCTGGGGAAGCCTGTCCTGTGGCGTAGTCACTAGCTCCGGATGTATTCTGAATGATCTGCTCCCACTCATCGTATTCTCGGTATGCAGACGATTTGACCGACCCCATGTCGATAGGTTGGATCGCATCTTTTTCGGTTGTCTTTACGACCACTCCTGGCTCTGGGATAAAATCTTCGCCGTCCACGAGGGCTTTGGTGTTTACCTGATACATTCTCAAAAGGTCATGGAATACGGCATCGTTCCTCATGTTGAACTGGTCTGACATGCCATCCTCAAGGCGTTTGATTGGGTCTGGTTCGCCCCAGGCGTATAGCTCGTGTGGTACTGGGATGTCTTTCATCAAAAATAGTCCTAGTCTACCGTCACCGTTCGGGTTGGCTCCGGAGCGGATTGTGAGTTTCTCGTTGATGACGATGGACATTTTACTTCTCTCAGGAATGTACCAGACTTTGAATTGACCATCACTCTTGGATTTTTCTTTGTAGGTGTTGTCTTCTGATCCAAATATACCGGCGAGTTCGTTGTCGTAGTTGGTGGCATCACTTCCGCCACCTGTCCAGAACTCTTTTTCGTGAGCCATTGCTTTCAACTCATCGATATTTTGGAACTCTTTTGGACTCTGATTGACCACATCCATGATCTCGTCCATTGTCATGCTATCCTCAATGATGGCTCTGCTCATGTCGCTGACTCTCTTCTTTTTGGCATCGGGGAACACATGGAATACTGATTTGTGTTGGAAAACTGGGCAATCGATTACTTTCTTTTTGGTTTTGACAAGCATCCATCTAGGGGTGAGTCCCATCTCTCGGATCATTGGCTCATTATCCGGAGCCGGTGCGAGTCCCATTTCGGGACTATATGGTAGCCATTCCTCGACCTCTGCCCACTTCTGATACCAAGGCACCATTCCCCAGGCATTGCCGGTGATGAACTCTTCTTTTAAGGCTGTCGACATTCGTAAGAAAATTGGGTCATCGATCAGATGTGGGTGGTTCATCTGGTATTTGATCAGCTCTTTTATGGCCAACTCATCTCTCTCGTCATTTTGAGCATCGGTTTTGATGCTGAATCCTGGCATCCTACTGAACATTCTCGGCAGGATTGTCTCTACCACTTGGTAGGAAATAGGTAGCATGATCTGGCTGTAAAATGGGTATGCCGACTCATCCGCTTCAACGGCTTCATCGATTATTCTCAAAAAATAGTGCTTGTAGTTGTCTAGGAAGCGATCGAAGTATGGCGCACAGTATGCGGCCGATGCTTGGTAGAACTTTTTCGCGTCTTGTGCTATATCATCATTGAATTTTGATTCGTCAGTCATAGTCTTTATTTCATTATAACGCTTACTATTTGTTTCGTCTTCCGGCACTTCTGAATTTCTTAAATTTGCTGGCTTTGTTCACCGGACGTTTGCTCTTGCTGACCGCACTTGATGCGATGGGATTCAACTTCAGTATATAATATGCGCCGCAAGTTGCAATGACTCGGTCGTCATAACTTCCCTTTGAAGCCCCCATTGTGCCGTCATCGTGCCTCACAAACACAAGGAATTCGTCTAGGGTGTCGCCGTCCGGCAGGTCAATCTCTTCATTGCGTAGCAACTCTTGCATGTGTCCGATGATCAGTGACTTCGTTTTCTGGGTGGTGTACCATCCGTATTCGTCTGTTACCTCCTTTGTTTTTTTGTCCATTCTCTGGCGCATGTACAGGTTCGGGTATCCGAGGTCTACCAGTTTATCGATCGTGCTTTGTCCCATGTTGTTTACTTCGACCGCGATCAATGCTTTGTTGAAAAAATAGCCGATCTTGTTTAGTTCACTAGCGAACATGTGGGCTTTCAGGACTCCGTTAAATACCGCCGCCGTCTTCCATGTCCTCTGGTTGACTACACATGCCGAACATCGATCATTGAATTGGGCGGTGTCGCCGAATATGATGTATCGGTCTTCCGGTGTTGGTGTCTCAAAAATCTTCAGGTTGCCGTGCTTGTCCTCATCCAGTTTCTCGTTTGGAACCACTCCAAGTATCTTGCCTCTGAACAACGGCTTTCGTGCCTTGTCCTTGTAGTTTTGAATTTTCGTTACTGGGAATACCGGATCGCCTGAGAACAGGAACGCTTCGGTTGGGTCGGATGGGAACTCTTGCTTAAACATTTCTTCTGGGCTTCTGCCCTTTTCGCTCGTTAGCGTGCTGATTTGTAATCTTCTCCATGCTAGTTTGGTCGGGGTTACTTCTGGGTGTTGGGCGATGAGGTGTAGTTCCTCTTCATCCATTGTACCCTCTTCTATTGGTTGTCCTGGCAGGTCGTATTCAGGGTTCTCAAACCATGCTATAAAGTGTGGCTTGAATGCACTCTGTCCTGGGGTCTGTTCACGTACCCACTCCCTGTGGTGGTGGTTTCCTTGACCGTTGGCTGTGGTTTCTTTGACGATCCACGTGTGAGGATCATTAAGAGGTACCGCGCGGATGATGCCGGTTTCGATTGATCCGTCATCTCTCCAGCGACTTGTTTCTGATAAATGAGCATAGTGGATTGTGTCACCTCGACCGAATGCTATGGCTCCGGCAGTCCCGATGTAGAACTTCGATCCGCCGGTTTCCGTTCCTCCTGACCAGTAAAGATTTGATATGCTTTTGCTGTTCTCTTCTCCTGGGATGTAGTATCGCTGTAGCCAGGGTGGCAAGTGTGCTAGGAAGAATTTGACCTTTTCAAATAGTCTTCCGGTTGCTTCGGCTTCATGACTGATTGAGACACTCCAGCAATGGGGTACGAGTAGGAACTTGACTGTAAGGATCGCTAGGATTTCGGTTGATAGTCCTAGTTGACTGGCTTTGAGGATGTCGTCACGTGAGCTTCTCTCGTCATAGAACATGTTTTGCACCTCGTTAAAAACGAATGGGACGATGTCTTTCTCTTTGTTTATTACCCAGAATCCGGACTCAATTATGAACCTTGGGTCTTCGTGGGCGCACACCATCAGGTCGGCTTCTGATGTCAGCTCGGAGAATCTCATACGCTTTTCAATGCCTCATCTACGAATTCTTGTTGCCTTGCTTGTTCTACGTGGTAGTCTTCCGAATCCTTTCCCATTGCTTTTACTCTATCCATTCCCATGTGAACGCCACTCATCACCTCTTCCGGAGACATATCTTTGGCTCTCTCCTCCGGTGTTGCAATCTTCGGTCTAGCCCACTTCTGACAGTACCACTCTGTTTCTTTTGTCTCAGGGTTGGTCATCGTTCTGGCGTATGGGGTCGCCTCGTGTATCTTTTGGCATCCAGCGCACCACATATACTTCCGGCAATAGAACTTTTCGTTATGTTTAATCCACCCCCACTCACGGTGTTGGCGTTTACATTTGGCACAGTAATGTTTTTCTCCCTCGTACGACATAACGGGTGGGACTGGGATCGAACCAGTGACCTTTGAACGCCATTGCTCGTTCAATGCTCTTACCCACTGAGCTACCCACCCAGGGCGGCTTGCCCAGGGTAGACGATTTCTCGCTCCATTGACCAAGCCGTTCCTGTGGAGGGTAGAAGATTTGCACTTCCCAGGTATACGCTCCTGCACTAGTGTCCCCCCAAGTTCCAAGATCAAGGAGTCGAACCTTGTTTACGGCTTATGAGTTCCGTTAGATACCGACCGACCATCTTGGTTGTCTTTTAAGATTATCAAAGTTGTTACGGCTCTGCCTAGCCACATTTCGGCTTCTTCTACTTTCATCAGGGCTATGGATATTTCTCTGGCTCCGGTTCCTTTTTGGGTGATGTCTCTCATTCGTTCGAGTTGTTGTCTGGCCTGTACCAATGCCATCGTTAAATCAGTCATGGCTAGTGCGGCGTTGTCGTTGATTCCTACCTTTTTTTTCGGCATATTCTTATTTATTATCTCCACTTTATATAATTATTGCAACCCTCTTTCCTTACGTGATTGGCTGACTGCGCTCTGTAAATCCGCCATGTTGAAGTTGTTTTGGATCGCTACGCCCACCTTGGGTTGAGGTTGGAGGTATCCCATCTGGATCATGAAGTTTTCCCAGTCCTCATAGTCGCCTTTCAGCACCTTGGCCAGACCAATCTTCATTAGGTCAACGACACCGTATCCCTCATTGTCGAGGATGTATTCCTTTATGCTTCGGAGTTTTTTGTAATTATCAGACCCCATTCTTCCGGCTGTGTAGTAGCTTTTTGTACCATAAACCGCTAGAGCACATCTGGTGGCGTTTCCGTATATAGGATTTACCTCTCCGTTGATTGTTTTGGACGTAAAAAGTTTAGCCCACCGATTGAACTTCAGCGATTCTCGATATTTGATCTTCTCGATCTCTACATTTTGGGGTTTTACTTCAACGATTTGTGCATCTTCGACCATAGGTGTTCCATTTCGGAGCTATAGTTATTAACTTCCAATCAGTTTACCTCAAGAGGACGGCGATGAGTGAGTCTGCGCCTGGAATGGCGGAGTAGGTCACCTTGATGT